GAACCAGATAATATGCAAAGTAAGCAAGGTTCTTGAAAATACTTCCAACAGCTTCAAAAAGAACACCAAGCAATCCAACTCGCCAAAGTACCAAGATTATCAGAACCAAAAACAGGTTCCAAAGAAGAACACCAAAAGACCCAACAACCCCTCTTGCCTTTTCTCCTGATACCTTAATTCCAAAGATACCAACAAATCCAACAAGGATTGATGCGATGATGTCACGCAGAACAAACAGGATGATAACAAAGATGAAGGCTTCAAGCATGATATAAACTCAGTGGTGTGTATGAGTTCATTATGACACACACTTCCACTCCTTACAAGCACTGTTACATCTTTTCAATGTTCTTCATTATATCGAATAACAATTTCGCGCTTTGTTTCATGCTTAGAGATATAACAAGAAACATCGGTTACTGTATAACCATTCTCTGAAATAAATGAAGTTGAACAATTATTAGAATTAATCAGTGATATTTTTTGTTGATAAAACAACACCCCCATCATTGGTAAGAAAATAGAAATAATAACAAACAAAATAATAATGGTTGGTTTTGTATAATACATTTTTAAAATAATAGATTTACGGTACTAAGAAGAGATTTGTTAACATATTCTTGTGCAATGGTTACATCACTCTTATGATCAAAAGAAATTAGAATGGGCAATACACCATTGGGGTCTTCAGAAACTGGTATTTTAGTTTCGATTACTTCATATAGATTATTATGCTTAACTTCAGAAAAGCTTGGTTCATATCCGGGATGTTGTTCATAAGATCCATCCTCTGTAAAAATACCAGCAAGGCGAACTGCCGATGTAATATCTTTGGCAGATACAGTATTCATTAGACTGCCATTTTTTAAAATAGTAAACGTTTTCATTTTGTTATCCTTATGTTGAATATGCCTGAATAATCTTAACCTTTTCTGGTAACAATGAAACAGGAACGGTTTGTTCTTTGCTTGATTGGGAATATCCATCCCACACAAAAAACGTAGCATTATTATTTGTAACCTTGGTAAAGATGACATCATTTTGCCTGTCACCTTTAACCCAATAATACCCATCATTAAGATGTAACATATTTTACTTTCTTGAGTTCATTAAGTAAAGATAGAAATAATTCTCGATCTTCATTTTCTTGGAGGGCATATACGAAGATAGCATGAATCACTTCATCAAGGGAATTACAACCTGATGAAAGGTTTTCAAGAATAACACCAACTTCATTAGTGGTCATGTTTATACTCCGTTTACATTTGTCTCAATCATTTCATACTTTTTAATTGATGTCAAGTCTTTTTACAAATCAATTTAAACAGCCTACAATCGTTTCAAATCATTCAGGCTACCTATAGACCTATCTGACCCATTGAACGATTGTAGGCGCATTTAAAGCGGTTTAAACGATACCAGCACTAATCAAATGTAATTGTAGGATAATCACATAGGCATATGATAAAGCGTGTGCTTTTTTGAATCCGTACCCACCTTCTTCTTTACTGTAAAGCATTGAACGCGCTTTCAATTTATCTCGTAGATAAAGATCCAGCAAGTATCGTTTTTGTGGACGAATCAAAGCAAGACAATCGGCAAGATCAAGAACTGATTTTGGTTTTACTTGTTTAAGGATGGATTCGTGTTTTGCTACATGAAACAGTTTTGGAATAACTTTTGGATCTACCAACATATTCCATTCTGGATCTACATGCATCAACGCTTTAATTTCTTCACGGGATTGAAAATGATCATAGATTCCAAGATGCAAGAAATCTACTTTGAAATATCCATAGTCTTCGGCATGATCATATGGAATAGAAGATAAACCAAGTAAAGGGTCTTCTGGAATATTCTGAAAATAAACCCCACAAGGGTGGGGTTTTAATTCTTCATCTTTAACCATTGATGCCTTGACTACACTCTTAAAAACGTTCTTTGGAATAAAGTCTGTTTTACAATCAATGTCAATATCCATATTTTTATTCTTTGTGTAAAAGAGAATCCTTCATGACTTGTAGGAACATTAGATAAGAGTCATATTCCTGTACATTCATATCACAAATATACTTGTTCCACAATCCATTCTTCACAAGGGATTCATTAAGCGCACAATCATTGATTATACGCTTTAGGATGATTAAAGTTTTTTCTTTATTGGTAACACCGTTGTGATTCACTGATAAGCTTTTGGAGTTCTTGTTTTTCATGTGCAGCGAGGGTTAAGCGAGACTCAAGTTCATGATTTTCACGCACAAGATCATTGATAACCATTTGAGCATGATCTAAATGACGCTCCAAGGTCTTGATGTACTTATTCTTGGCTTCCATTTCCCAACTCCTTTTAAAGTAAACTTTTGCGTGGAAGAAGTAAAAAACCTATTTATATTTCAAAGTGAATCACAAACCCATTTCAATAACAATTGTCTTCATATCCTCAACAACATTAGGGTTTCGTTCTAACATCATTTGCCAATATACAACACCAATTGCTTTCATGAGATTTGTCTTATCAGTGGGTTCTAACTTAGCAACCCATTCTTTGAACTTCTTAGAACAGAAAAGAATCCATGGTGATAATTGTCTTTGGTTAACCAAGTCTAACATATCTCCATACGATAGCTCATTAAACACCGAACCAATTTCTACTTCTAATGCATCAGCAACATCACCCAAATAATTGATAGTTCGTTCGGCCTGATCATAAGGATCTAATCGTTTATCAATGTGTTCAAGGTACATAGAATACGCATCTTCTACAGTCCAATGTATAGGGGATAGTTTTTCTTTAACCATCACATCAACATAAATCTCAGGATTCGATACGTGTAAGTCTTGGGTATACTTTGCAAACTTTACAAAACTTGAATAAAAATCAGATCCCATAAAGGTTTCAATAGGGGGTGCGGGGCGATGCTGTTTTTCCATCCACCGTTTATAGAAAGAATATGCCTTCATACCGATAGGGGACTTAATTTCTTTGACCCTTAGCATTTCTTTACATTCATGCCTGAATAATGTAGATTCTCTTGCAAAACGTTTTGTGCAGTATTTGCACTGGTACATATAGGAAGTAACAGCAGCCATTCACACCCCGAAGTATTTCAATAAAAGTTTTTGAAGCCACAGATATTTAACTTTGATTAACGTATATCCTTCTGCTTGTGCTTTCCAAGATGGAAGGTAGATTCCTTTTTTACTTTTGACGGCTGGGTATTCTGAATAGATAACACAAGAGACATCTTTCATTTATATTCTTTCTTTAATTCCTTAATTTCATCTTGTTGAAAACCTTGGTTCTTTGCAAGTTCCTCAATATCTTCCCAAGAGAATAAAGAAATAATATCAGATGCGTGAGCTTGAGACATTTTATAAGAAGATGCAATCAATTGAATAGAACGATTAAATTTCTTTTCATTCTTTGGGGCACACCATTCATATCGCTTTGCTCCATTAACACTACAGGCTGTTAAAATCTTTAGCATCAACTCAGGTCGATTCCCAAAATCAAAAACACATGGGGCAGCAATATAACCAAGTTTCTCCAATTGTTCAAAATCATCAACACCAGCCATCCACATGGTAACAACATAAGGTGTAATTGATTTTCGTTGTTCTTCTGTAAGACTATCCCAGACATCATAATTCTTTTGGTCAATCTGGGATAATAGCCAAAAAATATCAACTTTTGGATCAGCCATTTTTAATCCGCCAAGATCAACATAATCTTGATAAGGGTTGCTTCCATAGTGATATATGGGAACGCTGTAACAGCGTGAGCACGAAGACCATCAGCAATAGAAAGAATGACCTTATCAGAGTAAGAAGGATCTTCTTTACATTGTGGGATCAATGTAAGATTTTGGTATAGGAATTCATACAAACCTTCAATTTCATCTTGGGGAATAGACGATGCCAATAGCTTACGAATTGAACGAATGTCACACCCTTTAAGATGATCAATTAATTGAAACTTATAATCAACAGCCGCCCCAGATTCTTTGGGTGAAAGAAGTTTACCTTCATTGGTATTCAATTGGAGATTATTGATAACCTTGCGAATATCTGGGTATGCTTGTTTGATGTATGAATATAACACATCAATATCAAACTCGACCTTTTCATTATCAAGCATTTCTACCATCTTGATAATAACTTCATCTTCTTGGGGGGCTTTGAAATGCATTTCTTGCATACGTGAACGAATGGCTGGAATAATCTTGTTCAGATAATTACAGGTACAAATGAACCGACACGTATCAGAAGCTGATTCCATAATCACACGCAACATTGCTTGGGCAGCATGTGACATATGATCAAACTCTTCAAGATGGATAACCTTGTACTTACCCATAGGAAATGATTCGGCAAAACCCATGATAGTTTCTCGAATATAATCAACACCTGTCTTATCACTGGCATTAATTTCAAGAATATCCATTTCATCAATCTCTAACGCATTGATGAGGATTCGTGCAAGGGTTGTCTTTCCTGATCCCTGAACACCACACAATAGCAAGTGAGGAATATCACCATCACGGATCATTCGTTCAACTTGAGTCTTTTGTGAATCATCTTGGAAGACATAATCATGGATTGTTGAGGGGCGATACTTTTCAACCCATAGTTGCTTAATTGCCATTTTTCAATTATTCCTTGTTGTATAGAGAACGTTGTTGGGATTGGATATGGTGGCGACTAAAAAGAGCATCGTTAGCATTTACACCCATCGTATCCAATTGAAGAGGATATTGTACTACGGGTTCTTGCTTGGTCTTCTTTACTGGTTTCTTTTTTGGTTTAACGGTATCAGGAAGGGCCTTAGAAGGCTCTACAATCGTTTCATTTGTGTTCTTGGTCGCAACACCCTTGCGCTTGGTATATTTGCGCTTAGGCTTGATTTCAAGCGTTTCCTTGACCAAAGAGTTACCAGCAATAATCAACATAACGGCCAAGGGGTCAAAGACGAAGATGATCAAGAGAATCACCCACTTGCTTGCTTGATCTGTTGTGGTATGAAATGCTTCGGCAACATAAACAACAGGACCGGCATGAACATTGTGTTTGATCATAGAAAGTTCAAGTTCACGCTGTTTTGATTGAAGTTCATCAATCTTACCATTCAAAACTTGAGCACGTGCATTAATGCGATCTTCTTCAGGTTTGAAACGTTCCATCAACTTGCTTCGTCCAATGATGGAATTAGCTGGCAGATTATTGATCTGTGTTTCGATCTTGAGTTTTGATTCAGCCAAGAAAGTCTTTTCGGAAATCAAGGCTGGCAATTCCTTTTGAATTGAATCAAGAGAAATTTGAACTTCTTTGTTTGGTTGCAATGCTGTTTGAAATGCACCAGAAAGATAACCAAAAGCCCCTGCTGATGTGATCGTCATCAACACACTGATAGCTGCAATCAAGTAAGTCTTTTTGAGTGTTGATGTTTTATCCCATTTTTGGTAAAGAAAAGAAATTGAAACAACCTTGGCAATATCAAGAATGATACCCATGGTCAGGATAACAGGATCACCCGCAAAGAATGCAGATAGACCCACAACAGAAACATAAGTTCCAATCGCTTCCATTAAGAAAGCGGTGCCAAAAATCAGATATGTGAAATTCATAACAGTGATGTGTGAGGTGAATTTGATTTGTTTGTATTACACCACACACAATCACAAACGTCAAGAACTAATTTGTAACAAGAATTTAATAAGTTACGTGAGGTACATCTGAAATTGCGATGATTGATTCTTGATCCGTCTTCCAAGTTTGACGACCATTTTCAAGCTTGAAACCCGTTGTCCATTTTGCCGATTCAATAAGGATATAATCATCCAATGTAATATCAGATACATTTGGCCCTAATCGAATAGGTTTGCCCCATCGTGGAACATTGGCTTGGGTTGTGGAGTTAAGGTTTAAAAGAATACCTGACGCAGCTTGATTGATAAACTTACCACTTGATGAATCTTCTACGAATTCAAAAAAGATACCATCTTCAATAGGTTGAAAAGCCATGGTGTGTTATTTCCTATATTATGTGAGTAAAAGAAAAAGTGATGTATGCTTTACTAACATACATCACTTTGAATTATAGCAGGTTTATCCCGCTTTTGTTATTATTTAAAGTGTACGGAAACCGTGAACCATCTTGTCTAATTCACTTTCAAATTTTGAAAGTGCTGTCAGGGCTTCTGAATACATCACACCAATTGACCGCCCTTTACCTTGACTCATTTCATCATCCATTTCAATAGCTTGATAATACTCATCAGAGTCCATAATCTTACGAATGGCTTTAGCCTTTTCTGTAATTTGAGTATGAAGTTTATCAAAAGTTACTTTGGCCTTTTCTTCAGATCCAGCATTTGTTTCTGTTAGATGGGCGGCTGTCATAAAATCATTAATAACAGGTTCAAACCCACGAAGTGTTGCTTCCACGAGTCCATTGGGTGCTGGTTCCAAGGCCACAATTTTAATTCCGTTCATCTTGATATTACCAAGTTGTTCAGAAATATTCAGGTGGGTTGTTACAGTTACGATTTTGGGCATATCAATATAAGATTCTTGAGTTAGTTTTTTAATAGAAGCTTGTTTAGCAAGCTCATTTAGTTTTGCATCATAGGAACGGGACCAATCCATAATGCCAGAATATAAATTCTTGGCAAATGATTTAATTTTATCAATGAACCCAGATAAAACACCACCCATAGATTCATCTAAACCCTTAACACGTAATCCGGGCTTCTTATTTTCTGGAACCCATTTCTTTGTATTGGCTTCAATGATCGCTTTTACTTGGTCTTCAAGTTCTGGTGAAACAAGAGCAACGAGTTGTTTATAAATGCTTTCATAGTCAACCTCAACTTTTTCTTTTGCTTGTTCTTGTTTAGATAAAGTAATAGAAAAAGAGGCAGTATTAACTACACGGGTTAAAACGGCATCTGTGGCATCATCAAAAACATTCTCAACTACACCAGTTAATTGTAAATTTAATTCTTTTTGTTTTTCTTTAAGGACATCAACAGCCTTAGAAATATTTGCAAATCGACGTGCAAGCTTGGTGGCCGTTGCTGATTCTGAACCGCTGAGTTCTGTGATAGCCTTAGTTAAAACACCCTTTGTTTTTTCTTCCTTGTATACAAGGTCATTACGGCGAGCCTCTAAAATTTGCTGTGCATTCATTTTGCTTTTCCTTTTGTAGTGGTTACTGGTGTTACAACTTCTTCAGGAGTAACATCAGGAGCAACAATAGTATTATCAAAGGAGCCGAGATCAGGTAAAAATGCTTGGCGTTGCGAAGGTTTTTCTTCTTTAGAATCAATAAAATTCTTGCGCCTTGCAACACTAATTTCCATGGGAACTAATGCCAATTGTTGTTTGATATAAATGGCATCAACGTCAACAGATTCACCCCGAGCAGATTGATAGATACGTGTCATGATGGTTATTCCTTATTAAGTATGTTATGTATGGATGAAGTCAGAAATAGGGATGTCGAATTTTACAACATCAATTTCATGCAACCCAATCAGATAAAGAATATAACTCGAACAAGAACTACCACGACCAACACCCCACACAATATTTTGTTTCTTCATTTCATCTATGATATAAATCAAAACCCTCAAAATATCGTAAAGTTTGAATTGAGAAAACAAAATAATCTCTTCACTCAACCTTTGTAAACGCTGTTCATATAACTCGTCTTGTTTAATATTACTCACTAACCCGATTAGGTAGTCTTCAATGTCGATATATTTATACTCGTTAGGAATAGACCACCCTAAATCAAATGATAATGGTTTCTGTTCCCTTGTACCAATGGGGGTATCACTTATACGATTATAAGCTAAGACATCTTGTGTTAATTCTGTAACAATAATATTCTTAGGTGAAACACCAGAAAGAATTAAGTTTGTTAACTCTTCTGGTGGAACTTCGGACATTCCATCATACCAAAGTTTACGATTCTTTAACTTTGAGAATTCTTCTTTCATTTATTCAAAGGGGTATGGGAGATGGATTACTTCAATTCCAGCTTGTTTAAGAATTGGAAATGAATCGGTGATTCGATACTGAGTACGATAGAAGACTCGCTTAATTTGTGCTTGAATGATCAACTTTGCACAATTCACACAAGGTGATAAGGTAACATACATATCAGCCCCCAAACTACTGATACCTGAACCATTACGAACCATCTTCAATAGGGCATTTGATTCGGCATGAAGAGCCAAGGGTGATGTTTCTACATTACCTTGTTCATTCACGAATTCCATTTGTTCATTAGGAAAACCAATAGGCATCCCATTATACCCATCTGAGATAATTTGATTATCTTTGACAATCAGGGCACCAACATGAGCACGAGTTGCATATGAGCGTTTAGCCCATACTTCGGCCATACTCATATAAGCTTCTTCGATTGAGATTCGTTCAGGCAAGATGATGTCCATAATTTGTTTTTTAAATGGGTGTTACTTCCACTCGCCAAGTATTTGGGTGGGTTGGGTTTTGAGTTCGGAACACACATGCCGCATAATATTGTGCATGAAGATGATCATATTCCGTTACCGTACATTCATGAAGAATGTCACCTGTTAGGCGGTCAACAATCAAACAACGATATTCCTTTTCTTCTGCTTCCATTATAAATTTTCCTTTTCATGTAAAAAGGGTTGGTAAAGCCGTGATAAGAACTGTACCACGTTTACCAACCCTTGTCAAGATCACTCTTGTGTAACAAATTTACTTCTTGAACCCTTGTAACTTTTCGTAATCTTTATCATCTAAGCCAAGTAAAACTTCTTTGACTTGTAACAGAAAGTCTAAGGCTTCTGATGATGCATCACTGATAACTTCTTCAGGTTCGGACTTATCTTTTCGATATACTTCCTTTAACCCAATCTCAGCAATCAACAAAGCAATATCTGTAGGATCTGCCTTTGAGGTATCAATTGAAACACCTTCGGTTAATTGACGCTTTGATAATTCAACTAAAATACTTGAAAGTTTAGTCATATCAATCCTTTTTGTTTTTTGAAACCTTGGTTAAAACCTTAACAACTTCTTCTACAGCTTCAGTTTTTTCATCAACAGGTAACTCTTTAACCTGTTGGATTACTACTGGTTGAGGAAATACATCAGCACCATAGGCACGTTGTGTAACGCCCTTAGCAATATCAATCAAATCACTTAAGGTAGTCGTTGAACCCAAAACCTTATCTTGAGTATAACTTACCTTGGCAACATAAAGAGTTCCTAATAGCTGATCATCACGACGAAGTACAGATTCATTGGTGAAAGAATCTTCATCACCATGGGTGAACTTGGTAATACGCAAGTCATGAAGGACAACATCATTATTATCAACATCTAATACAATTTCAAAAGTTTTTCCGATAGCCATATTCTTTTATTTCCTTATTTTAAAACAACCATTTTTATATGATGCGTGTGTAAATTATTTATCACCAAGCTTCCCAAGTAATTGAATACCCTTCTTCTTCATTTTGAGAAATCCATTCCTCAACATCTTTAATATGAACCTTACCAATATTGTAAACTTTTGTTGAAATGGGGGCTCGCTCTTCAAAAATATCATCTTCTGCAAAAACATTCTCAACTTCATCTTTACTGATAGACATCACCCAATCAAAGTAAACTTGTTTGGGGTCATCACTTTGGATAATCGTTCTTGAAATATTTGAAGGTGTTTGTAATAATCCAACACTGATAGTTTGAATGGAGTTTTTACCAGTTTTGTTTACTGTAACTTGTCTTGTTCCTTGTAGATGAACATTGGTACTCATGTATCTTTACCCTTTAAGTTATGAAAGGTGATTATAACACATGAAGCACCAAAATGAAAATTATTTTACTGACAAGCTAAACATTCGGAACTCTTTGCAGCTTGTACACCTGCCTGAGTATAAATGTAATAAAGACCTAAGATGTTTGGATCTAAGAAAGCTTGCTTATGAACTTCAGAAATCCAAGCTGGATCTTCATCGGCTGCAAAGAAAAGATTCAGGGATTGCCATTGATCAATCCATCGCCCACGAGAAGATGCCATTCGTAAAATTGCTGTTTGATTAATTTCAAAAGCAGTTCTGAAAACTAACTTCTCTTCTTCGGATAACCAATCAACATGCTGAACAGAACCCATCTTATCTTTGATGTCGGTAATGGTTTTCTTAGAGAATACATTACGTTCTTTCATAATTTCAAGTAACTTAGGATTGATACGTTCTGTTTCACCACCAGCAGTTAATTGTGTATAGGTCATTGCTGGATCAGGATTGATACCTTCAGATACACCACCCATTAATAACGCCGTCGATTTTGTGGGCGGGAGGGCCACCCTATGAGTATTACGAACCCCTAAACCTTTACACCATTCAGGTTCACCAAACTTCTCTGCTAACCATTTTGATGCTTCTAAAGATTCCTCAAAAATATGTGAGGCAATTTCATTACTCTTCATATGAGCCTCAAAGGATTCAAAAGCGATCATATTATTTTGGAGATAGGTATGAAAACCACATTGACCAAGCCCTAATGCGCGACCCTTCTGAGTAAATTGAACAACGGCTTCTAAACCCGGAATATTCTTTGCCTTTTCAATAAATTCTTGAGCAACACAATCAAGAAACACTGTACCCCACCATGCCGCTTTTGTATCTTTCCACTTGTCATAATTAACAACATTTAATGAAGAAAGTACACAAGAGAAGGTATGTGCATGATCCGCAAACAAGGTGATCTCCGCACACAAGTTGGAAGCCTTAACAGTAAGGTTATTATTCACATAGGCTTGTGGGCGCTTTGCGTTAATCTTATCAATGAAACAAAAATAACCACGACCCGTAACCATCTTGAGCTTCATAGCCTTTTGATAACGACGAATAGAATCGGGGTCTTTGGCTTCAAGTTTTACAATGAATGAATCCTTGATAATCCACCCCACATTGGCATCATCAGGTTCCGCAAAAACAAAGTCTGCAAGTTCATCAAAGTCGCCGTGATCAATCTCAAGATACCCGGCCCATGCACCTCTTCGTGTTCCTTGAACAACATCGCGCATATCTTGAACAAAGTGTTTGAACACTGGTAAAACACCTGAAGCTTTTCCACCCCCAGAAATCTTTGACCCTCTGGGGCGAATATCCCCAAGATATGCAGAAGTTCCAAAACTATTCTTTGTCAAGATAGCAGTTTCTCGATAACTGGAATAAAACCCATCAATTGAATCTGGGACGTGTTGCCCCGAACAAGATACTGGCATACCACGATCTGTACCCATATTGCTTAGAACAGGTGTAGAAGGACTTAGATCACCTTCCCATAACATCTTAAAGAATTGTTGCCGTCCTTCTTCTTCCATACCAATAGGTGCAAGATGTTTTGCGGCAGTGTTTGCAATTCGTTCAAATTGTTCTTTGATATTTGCTGCCTTGTATAGATAACGATCTTTGAATAATTGAAGTCCGGCAGTAGTGTACCAAGGTGGGATAGTTCCATTCTCAATACCAAGTTTACGATCTGTAGATAATTGCTTGTATAGATCAATCTTATTTTGTGTAGTCATTTGTTTTTAATTTACCTTATTAATTGTATACGTGTGTACTTAAGAAATATTCTTACCAAACAAAATCATTTTCATCCCATTTCCGATGATAGGAATTACCCATACCAGAAAAGAAATCATTAAATGCAAAGCCATTAATCCCATCATAGAACCAATCAGCAATGGGGTTATACTTTACATCAAACAACTTTTCATATCCAAGTTCTTTCAAACACTCATTGATACGAGATTGAACAAAGTGGGTAAGTTGTGTTTCTGTAATCCCATCAATACCACCCTTTTCAAAAATCATTTGAGCGATACGACATTCATGTTCATATAACCGTTTAGCGGCTGCAAAGATGATTTCTTTTAATTCTTGTTCTTGATCAGAGGTGAGGTTTAATTCTTGTTTGCGCGCTTTAAATGCAAAAGCCCCACCGAGACTATGGTTATTTTCATCCCGAACGCTGAAATTAATTCCACGAACAACATTCAATAACTTGTTCTTACCCCGAGCTTGGAAATGTTTTAGATAAGCAAAAGATGAATAAAGAATTGCACCTTCTACCATAGAAAAAGATGCCAAAGAAAACAAATCATTATCTGAAGAAATAACTTCACCAATAAACTTCATACGATCAGCTAATACTGGATCATTCACATATGAAATATAAAAGTCTTCATTATCAATATGAAGGGCTTCATTAAGTTTCTTATAGAAAGGTGCATGAACTGCCAATTCAATCATGGCATTTACTGCTGCCATTCGGTGCATATCGGCATCATCAAAAATTTCTTTGAATCGTGTACCCCAATATTCATCACCAGCAAATAATTCGTATAACGTAAACAACTTCAATACTGTGATAACACCATGACGTTCTGATTCTGTCATGTTTACAAGAATATCCTGAATATCCTTCTCTACTTTGATTTCATCAGGGAACCATAAAATTTGTAATTGTTTGTTTGCAAAATCAATTGGGGCTTCACCATACTTACCCTTTACTGGAATTAAATGTTGTGGAATCATATATTGTTTTATCTACCTTAGAGAGAATGTGTGTGGTTTTTAGAATTTTAATTATACCCTTTATTATCTACACACTGGTTTATACAAGAAAAAAGACCTGTAGCAAAACACAAAGGGAATGTTATTTACTACAGGTCAAATTGTACTTCAGAAAAGGATGATCTTGATTTTACTGTTCTTGTTCATCACAGAAAGTGTGTTCAAACTCAAGAAAGAAAAACTGCAAGAGCTTCATGTTTGTCATCTTGGTTTGTGAAGAGTAAAGACTACCAACGATTTTAACGGGGTTTAGAGCGTTGTTATTCATGGTAAGGTCCAAACTATCGGCCACCGATGAATAACTCAACATAGAGTGTTGTAGAGCCTCTGGTGTGGCTGTTTTAAAGAAATATTTCTCAAGTGGTTTATTACCATCAGTTAATGTGACTGTTATGTCTACACTTAGGCTATCTCGTTGCATACGACGAATAAGCTTCATGAGTTTACATTCAACATCATCTTCTAACCACATCACCACTCGATTTGTTTTGTGATTCTTG